TTTTGCCTTCGGTGGTTACTTTTATCATAATTCTTTCTCCAATTTATGAAACTATTATACACCTTATTCAGCAGCTTGTCAAGACTTATTTCAAGGAAAGAGGGTTCTGTGCCAGCTTTTCTTGTCTTTTTCTTTCTCGAACTCTTGCTGCTGCTTTTTTCTTTTGTTTTCTTGTAGTCGGCTTTTCGTAGTACTCTTTTTCTCTGTAGTCGTAGAGTTTATTACTGTCGTTGATCTTACGCTTAAAAATTCGCAGTGCTTGTTCAACATTACCGTTCCGTACTTTAACATTCATTCATCATCCTCTTTGTCGATATAAATCCACAAAGAAAGTAAACAAAAAATTATTGTCCATTGTATTAGTGTCACTTTATAAACCTATATCCTCGCTTACGTAGGTAAGCTACCTGGTTACGAATAGCCTGTTCAGATCTGTCAGGTAATAACGAACACATCTCGTCAATACACGCATGATAATAGTATCTTGCAAGCGTTTTACGCTCCGTATCTGTCCAAGGCTTACTTTTATATTTTTTCATGGAAGTATTATATCGAAATGGGAGTGTCTTGTCAAGAAATTTTTTTGAGAACGCCCAAAAATATATCTTGACATTTAGCATGTTTTTCAGTATAATTCACCCATAAAAGAGATAAAAATATTTAAGGTCAAAAAGGAAAGTTCTTGACTTATTACCTATTTGTGCGTATAATAGTTATTCTGAAGTGGACAAACCAATCCAAGAAACGGGGAATTTATGTTAGAACTAGCAGTATTAATGTTTTGCATGATAGGCTGTGGCTTAACTTGCCATGCCTTAGGCAAACAAGAAGGAATCGAAAGCACTATCGAGCACTTAGTAGATCAAGGAATGATTCAACTCGATGAAGAATAAGCTAATAATACGCGAGGAGATTAAGGCAGACAACAGCCTTACTTACGTCGTAGAAGACAAGTATACAGTATATATGCTAACAGGCAACTTAGCCTGTGCAGAAGAATTAGTAAAACAACTCAAACTAGAATATAAAATGGAGCAAGAAAATGCCAGCTAAGTTTAAAGAATCAGTCAAAGTGTTAGTAAATCGCGAAGCTAAGAAGTATAAGACGGTTAATTATTTTATGCACGCTACTCCGCTACAAGAGTTAGTAAGTGCGTATGAGAACACAAACACCACACCTAAGCGTAAGCAAGCTCTTCGAAATGAGCTAGTACGCCGCAAGGTATCTGTGTGAAGAAAGTAGTAATATACAGCAAAAGCAAGTGTAATTTCTGCACGCAAGCAGTTCGTGCTTGCAAGCAACTATGCCAGCTAGATAAAGAGTTCAACCATGTAGTATTAAAACTAGACGAAGATTATACCAGACTAGAATTTAAGACTATCTTCCCCAACGCGACAACTGTACCACAAATTATTGTGGATGGTGTACAAATTGGTGGATGGGAAGAGTTCAAACCTAGAGTAATGGCAAGAATACAGGGAGAGTAGTCTCCCCTTTAAGCAGGCTACAACTGGGTAAAAACCCAAGAAGTATGGAGAAAATGTAGTGAAGAAGAGAGAAGAGGCCGTGTGTTATTTATGCAACATGGTTACAGCAGTAAGCTGTTTAGCCTTACCGTTTATAACAATATACGCTAGCGCAGCAGGTATGTAAGTAACAGGAGAACCACATGAACAGAGAACAAGTACAAAAACAATTAGCAGTAGACGAAGGGATAGTAAACGAAGTTTACTTAGACCACCTAGGTTATCCTACTTTTGGAATAGGACACCTCATCTTAAAAGATGATCCCGAATACGGGTTTGCCGTTGGGCATTCTGTCGAGCCAGAAAGAGTAACCGAAGCGTTCCAACGTGATTTAGATATTGCTATTGATGAGTGCAAACGCCTCTATGATATGTGGGACTCCTTTCCAGAGGAAGTTCAAGAGATACTCGTCAACATGATGTTTAATCTTGGACGACCTCGACTTAGTGGCTTCAAAAACATGAAGAAAGCACTGGACATGGGCGCTTATAAGACTTCTGCCAAAGAGGGTAGAGATTCTTTGTGGTATCGTCAAGTGGGCAATCGTGCTGAGAGGTTGATGACTAGGTTAGAAAATGTCTAAAATTTTGATGGGGATTATAGCAGCGATGGGAGTCGGGGGATACCTCTACTACCAGACTGCTATAGTACCTATGAAAAATAAATTAGAAGAACAAACGGCAGTAATACTTGCCCAAGACTTGCGAGATCAAGAGCAAAAAGCTACAATCGTCGCAATACAAGAGAATATGGAGAAGACAGCAAAAGCAAGTGCAAATCTTCAAAAGCAAAATCAACAGTATGAAACTCAGATGACCGACTACTTGGACATCTTTCGCAGACATAACATAGCGCAGTTAGCTAGTGCAAAGCCTGGTTTAATGACTACGCGAGCGAACAAAGCCACGGAGAAAGTATTCAATGAAATTGAAGATATTAGCAAGCGCATTAACGCTCTTAACGATTAGTGGATGTAGTTTACTACAGCAACCACCTCGTGAAGTAGAGGTTATATCTACACCGATAGAAATTATAATCACTCAGCCTATCATGCCAAGACCTCTTGATCTCAAGGAGCCGAATTGGTATGTAGTATCTGATAGTCGAATAGCAAACAAAGACGGTCTATATCCCGAAGGTTATACCTATTTCGATAAGTTCGTAGACGACATCAAAAAGAAGCATGGTGGCGATCTAGTATTTATCGCAATGAGTGTAGCAGACTACGAGTTAATGTCCTACAACACACAAGAGCTAAAGAGATATATTAACCAGCTCGGCGAAGTTATAGTATACTATAAAGACGTAACCACCCCCAGTAAAACTCCACCTATTGAAGAATAATTCTTGACAGTGTTTCCAAATTCGCGTATAATATATATTCAATTTACGGGAGAGTTACAATCAACCTTTTTTACCTAGACGAAGATCTCGACAAGTCTGCCGAGTACCACGTTGATAAACACGTCAATAAGATGATACTCGAAGCGGCACAGCTTATTAATACAAACCTCTGGATAGATCATCTGTTCGGTTTTGTACCACGTGCTATTACTAAAGAAGAGAATAAGATCCTTCAGACTACTCGGAAAGAACAGAAAGAGTTAGCTATGGAAGATCGTATCTTTCCGTATCTACCCACAATGCAGAATCACCCTAGTTGTGTATGGGTGCGTTCTTCATTAGAGAACTACTACTGGACAAACTGCTATGCTTTTGCTCTTGGTAGCGAGGCACACTATCGTTATGGTAGTGATCACAAAAGTCTTGCAATGCTTTATGCCTTGCCAGAACCTAAACACATGGAAGACCACGGCTTCACTCAATTTGCCTTGGCAATGACAGAGGAGTTAAAAGACAATGATAATCCTATACAGTCTTATCGTAATTTCTATATGCTCGACAAAGCTACGTTTGCTTCGTGGAAGTATAGAGACAAACCACATTGGTGGGACGAAGAGCTAGCCGATTATGACAAACGAATTTCAGGACAATAAAATGACAGTAAGATTAATATCAGCATCACACGACAATTTATTAGAAGATATCGCAATGATGGCTAGGGTATCAAACCCTAGTAACCAGTATAATACTGAAACTTCAGAGAAGTTAGTAAAGTATCTAATTAAGCACAACCACTGGTCGCCTTTTGAGATGGCTAGTATTACTCTGGAAATTAATACTACACGGGATATAGCGCATCAAATCGTTCGTCACCGTAGTTTTGCTTTTCAAGAGTTTAGCCAACGCTATGCCGACCCTGCGGCAATGGGATATCCTTTTGAGTTAAGAGAGTGTCGAATGCAGGATGAAGCAAATAGACAGAACAGTGTTGAAACTACAGACCACACTCTAACTGCAAAGTGGATGCTCTCTCAGAAAAGAGTAATAGCAGCAGCTGAAGGCGCGTATAAGTGGGCACTTGATAACGGCATTGCTAAAGAGCAAGCTAGAGCTGTGCTTCCAGAAGGCTTAACGAAGACTCGTCTTTATATGTCAGGAACTGTAAGATCGTGGATTCATTACATTGACGTAAGAACTACGCCAGGCACTCAGAAAGAACATATGGACGTTGCACGAGAGTGTGCGTACACAATTAATAAGTTCTTTCCTATGATTAAGGACTTTGTACATGAATGACATTAAAAATACGCACCTCACAATTAACGTAGCCCCCAGCGGGGAACTCCCCGTGCGGGAAGAACCTGGTAAGAAGTACGATAGTGGCAAGGCTAAGATGCATTTATTGCCTCCCAAAGCCTTGTTTGAAGTAGCTAAAGTACTAACCTTTGGTGCAGATAAGTATGGTGAAGAGAACTGGAGAGAGGTTGCAGATGCGCAGAACAGATATGCAAGTGCTAGTCTAAGGCATTTATTCTCTCATCTTGACAAAGAAGAGTTAGACGAAGAAACAAATTATTCACATCTAGCACACGCAATTTGTTGCTTGATGTTTAAACTAGAATTAGAATTGGAGAGTAAAAGTGAAGAGGGTAAAGAAGAAGGATTACGAGAATCTCACACCAGCGAACATCGAAAAGGTGATAAGCCTTCTAAACCCGAGTTCTTCGGACGAAGCTACGACCCCTACAAAACCGATAACTAAAAAGCAAGCGTGTGACATCTTAAACATTGCCTATAATACTACTAGGCTAAGTAATATTATAGAAGAGTATAATGATCAAAAACAGTATACCAAAAAACGTAAAGCAGGTCTGCGAGGCAGGCCAGCGTCTGATGCAGAGATCAATGAGGCGTGTTCGAGCTTCCTCGGAGGAGATACTATATCAGATATTTCTAAACGACTCTTTCGTTCAGCAGGGTTTGTACGCTCAATTCTTGAAAGAGTTGGAGTCCCGTCAAGACCCGCAAACAAAGAAGAAAGACTGATCCCACACTATTTTCCAGATGAGTGTGTCGCAGAAGAATTTAAAAATGAGGAGATTGCATGGTCTGCTCAGTATCATAGTACCGTTATAGTCAAGAACAAACTGACACCTGAGTATGTAAACTCTAAAAAAGGCATGTCTCCCGTTGACTATGAGAGTAAGTATGGCTGTCCTTGCTACAGTATCTATGTAGTACAGAAGATAGACAGTGAAGATACATATTTTTCAAATGTACAAACTGGAGGTTTCAGTGCCTATGCTCCAGCATATGAACTGGGAAAGCTGACTCATTTAGAAAAGTATGGAGTAAATTTGGAGAGGTTGTAAAAAATATTTCTTGACAAGAAGGTTAAAATTGCCGTATAATATCTTTTCAAATTAAGGAGAATAACATTGGGCGACCGATTCTATACTCAACAACTCAAAACTCTGGGCGACTGCCCAGGAAACAAAAACCCTAACAAGAGGACACGCAAAGTGGCTTGGGACGACGATAAGAAAGCACAGGCAGTAAGTCTGTATGAAGAAGCAGAACCAACTCCAGAGACTAGCATGGAGATTGTAAAAGATATTGCAGAAGAACTAGACGAATCACCTAACGGTGTTCGCATGATTTTAACAAAAGCTGGCGTTTATGTTAAAAAGACCCCTGCTGCTAAGTCTAGCAGTGGAACTACAGGAGGAGGAGGCGGCACTCGTGTCTCTAAAGCAGCAGCGGCAGAAGCCCTTATTGCAGTTTTAGGCGATGCAGGTCAGGATGTTGATGAAGAGATTATCTCTAAGTTGACTGGTAAAGCCTCACAATACTTTACTGCGATAATTACCAAAATTAACGAAGCATAAGTAACC